TATTCTTAGTTATCGAACGAGCGATTAGTGAAGCTGGACAAAACGTTATGTTTGAATTCAACGACGAGTTTACTCGTGCTGAGTTCGTAAACATCGTAGAACCATTCCTACGTGAAATTCAGGGTCGTCGTGGTATCAGTGATTTCCGAGTTGTTTGTGATGAAACAAACAATACTCCGGAAGTTATTGACCGCAACGAATTTATAGCATCTTGCTTCATCAAACCAGCACGTTCCATCAACTACGTAACTCTAAACTTCGTAGCGGTTAGAACTGGTGTTGACTTTGAAGAAGTCGTTGGCACAGTATAAGGGGAATAATCATGTCATTAAGAGTAGATGATTTTAAAGCAAAATTAAAAGGTGGTGGTGCACGTCCTAATCTGTTTCGTGCAACAGTCAACTTCCCAATATATGCCGGCGGAGATGTAGAACTGACTTCATTTATGTGTAAAGCTGCGCAATTGCCAGCATCAATCATGAATGTTATTGAAGTTCCTTTCCGTGGTCGTCAGTTAAAGATTGCTGGTGATCGTACTTTTGAAGTATGGTCTCCTACCGTAATTAACGACACTGGTTTCGAAGTGCGTAATGCTTTGGAAAGGTGGATGAATGGGATGAACGGTCATAGTGCAAATACAGGTATCACTAATCCTGTAGCATACCAAGCTGACCTACTTGTAGAACAGTTAGATAAAGATGGATCAGTCCTTAAGACTTATAAGTTCCGTGGATGTTTCCCAACAAATCTAAGTGCTATAGAACTGAGTTATGATACAGTAGATACTCTAGAAGAGTTCACTGTGGAGTTCCAAGTACAGTACTGGGAAGCAGATACTACTAGTTAATATTGGTATAAGTATATGATACGGGGGGAAGGTTTCTTTCCCCCATATTATATTATAGGGTAAAGGTATGGCAGATCAAGACAATAGTATTCTAAAAGCATTTGGATTCGAATTAAAAAGATCCAAGTCACAATCTTCTGGTGAGGAAAACAAAAAACTTCCTTCCATAGTGCCTAAGATTGATGAAGATGGAGCTGGTTATATAACCGCTTCCGGTTCACACTTTGGTCAGTATGTTGATATGAATGGTAAGTCCGCTAAGGACAACCATCAGTTAATCAAAAAATATCGAGGTATTGCGGAACACCCAGAGGTGGATGCTGCAATTGAGGATATTGTTAATGAATCTATAGTGGCTTCAGAATTAGAAGCTTCGGTATCATTAGATTTGGATAAAGTAGAAACTACCGATAAGATTAAGAAAACTTTACATGAAGAGTTTGACGCTATATGTTCTATGTTAAATTTTGAAGAACATGGTCATGATCTGTTCCGTAGTTGGTATGTCGATGGTAGAATATATCATCATCTATTGGTCAACGAAAGTAATTTGAAAGCTGGTATTCAGGAGATACGTCCTGTAGATGCCACAAAGATAAGAAAGGTAAAAGAGGTAGAATACAAAAAGGATCCTGTTACAGGAGCTAAACTTGTAGATAAGGTAAAAGAATTTTACATTTATCAAGAAAAAGCAGGTTCTAATCAGGGTGTAAAGTTGTCACCGGATTCTGTTTCGTATGTTACTTCGGGTCTATTAGATCCAGAAAAGAAGAGAGTTATTTCTCACCTACATAAGGTGATCAAACCAGTTAACCAGTTAAGGATGATGGAAGACTCTTTGGTTATCTATAGACTTGCACGTGCACCAGAACGCAGAATCTTTTATATAGATGTTGGTAACTTACCCAAGGGTAAAGCAGAACAACACATGAAAGACATTATGACTCGTTATAGAAACAAGTTAGTCTATGATGCAAGTACTGGTGAAATGAAGGATGACCGAAAGCATATGTCTATGCTTGAAGACTTCTGGTTACCCAGACGTGAAGGTGGTCGAGGTACTGAGATTAGTACACTACCAGGCGGAGAAAACTTAGGTCAGATTGATGATATTGTTTACTTCCAAAAGAAGGTGTATCGTTCATTAAATGTTCCTATGAATCGTTTGGAACAGGAAGCTCAGTTTAGTCTTGGTAGAGCTACAGAAATAAACAGAGACGAAGTTAAGTTTCAGAAGTTTGTTGATAGATTAAGAAAGAAATTTTCTAATCTATTCATATCAATTCTTAAGAAACAATTGCTTCTGAAAGGTGTGTGTACAGAGTTGGATTGGGAAGGTTGGAAGTCAGATATCAACGTTGACTTCTTACGAGACAATCACTTTGCGGAACTAAAAGAATCAGAAATACTTAGAGAAAGACTCCAGACTATGGATCAAGTCTCTCAGTATGTAGGCGAATATTTCTCGCGTGAGTGGGTAATGAAGAATGTCATGAGATTTGGTGATGAAGATATCGAAGATATGGCAAAACAGGTCGAAGCTGAAAATGCACAAAGCGACGACGAAGTAGATGATGAACTTGGAGTATAATATGAACGAAGATAATCAAGAAATGACAATAAATGATTTTATTAATGCCGTAGGTGAAAAAGAATTCAATAGAGCTGAATCTATATTTTCTAGTGTTTTGGGTGACAAGGTTAATACTGCACTGGATGCAGAAAAGGTTGCTGTAGCATCTGATATTTTTAATGAACCCTTAGAAGATGAAACTGATTTAGAATCTGAGTTGGAGTCCGAGTTGGAAGAAGAGGATTCCGAAGAAGAGAGTGTTGCGGAAGAAGACGCAGCATAAAATATTTTCATTTTAAGAATGTAATTTGTATAAATACTAAGTAAAGGTATTAAATTGAAATCTTTTAAAGAAATTAGAGAAAAAAGAAAACAACCGAAGGGTGACGTTGTTTTTTCCGGTAAGGCTGGCGGACGTATTGCCAAAGCTTCTGTCTCTATTATTAAGGAACCTAAAGGTTTCACTGTTTACATTGATGGTGACAAACTAGATGTATTTAAGTCTCAGGGTGAAGCAATGAAAGCACTCAAGAGTACGGTAAAAGAACTAGGCGGTAAACTATAATGAAACTTATTACTGAGTTTAATGAAAATCATGATGTACAATGCATCGTGGAAGCCAAAGAGAACGGTGAGAAATCATACGTTATAGAAGGCGTTTTCGCGCAAGCAGACAAAAAGAATCGTAATGGTCGTGTATACCCGAAACCTATAATGGAATCGGCAGTATCAAAATACGTGACCGAACAAGTTAGCAAGAAACGTGCTGTAGGGGAACTCAATCATCCCGAAGGTCCTACTGTTAACTTGGATAAAGTTTCGCACCTCATCACTGACCTCAAATTAGAAGGTAATGATGTTGTCGGAAAGGCACAAATACTAGATACCCCAATGGGAAAGATTGTCAAAGGTCTTCTTGAGGGTGGTGTACAGTTAGGTGTCTCAACTCGTGGTATGGGAAGTCTTGAGACAAGAAATGGCGTAAACTACGTCAAAGAAGACTTTATTCTTAGTACGGTAGATATCGTACAAGATCCAAGTGCACCTGATGCTTTCGTTAATGGTATAATGGAAGGTGTAGATTGGATTTGGAATAATGGGATTCTAGAACCTCAAGTAATTGAAGAGATGGAGACTGAAATCAAACAAGCAACGGTTGCGCATCGTCCAGAAGTGCAAATTCGTGAGTTTAAGAATTTCCTCTCGTTAATCAAATCTAAAATATAGGAGTCAATTATGACTGAAGAAAGTAAAGTCGAAGTTGAACTTCACGACGAAGATATTAACGAAATCGTGGAGGAAACTCTCGAAGAAGCGCAAGAGCCTAAAGGTGGAGCAACAGACGTTAAAGCGCCAAGCGAAGACGAATCTATTGCATCTGTCGATAAGGCAACAAAAGCGACAGCTAAAACTTCTTTGCCTAAAACAAAAGCTGGTATGATCAATGCTATGTATAAAAGCATGAGCAAAATGAAAAAAGGTGATCTACAAGCTGCATACTCAAAAGTATGCGAAGGCGTTGATGCTGAAGACTTAGTAATCGAAGGTTCAGATACTACATCTGAAATCGATGCTCTATGTCAAAGCGAAGCGACTCTCTCAGAAGAGTTCAAAGAAAAAACTGCGGTAATTTTTGAAGCTGCTGTAAAGTCTAAGTTATCTGAAGAAGTTAGCCGACTTGAAGAACAGTATCAAGAAGAACTCGCAGAAGAAGTTGCTACAATCAAAGAAGATTTGGTTTCTTCTGTCGATTCATACTTGAACTACGTTGTTGAGTCTTGGGTAGAAGACAATAAAGTTGCAATCCAGAACGGTCTCCGTACTGAAATTGCTGAGAACTTTATGACCAAGATGAGAGACGTATTTGTAGAATCTTATGTCGAAGTACCAGAAGCTAAAGTTGA